CATTGCAAACTCATTCTACCACAACTCTTGATGGTTGGCGCGCCTCAGTCCGTCATTCCGCGACTTTTTTGACGCAGTGCCAATTTTTTCACGGTTGATGATTTACAAAATGCAAAGGCAACAATTATCTTGAATCAGCATATTGGCTTTTCAGAAACTGAAAATCAGATAATTTGCAATGAAGTAGGACATGAAAGAGTAAGTGCAGGAATACAAGCCATTTCTTATTTCATAAACCGTGAAGCAAAAGAGATTTATTTATTAGGCTATGGCATGACAAAAAACGGATTTATGAAATCAAAAAAGTATTGTAAAAATTCTTTCAATTATAAAGACGGAATGACTGATACAAATGAAATTTACAACTGGAACAAAGAGCAAAAATGGATGAAACATCAAAGCAAAATTATTTTTTTATGAAAAATTGGGCAAAACGAAAAGAAGAATGTAATTTTAGAATAAAGATAATTATACCGAATTCAAAGGAAAGTGAAAGATTACCAAACAAGAACCGATTGTTCAGACATTACACGCTTGACTTTATTGAATAGGAATTGAAATCAATGCCACAGAAATGGAAATTTGAAATTGATGAATTGAGAAATTAGAAAGTTGATGTTGATACAAGCAGAGATGAAAAATATTCTTTTAAGATAAACCCTGTATTCTGCCCTGATGAAGTCAGTAACGAAATGAAAGATTTGATTTCTTGGTATGAGGAACAATACAACATTGACACAAACGAAAGGTCAGTTGATTTTGTGGTATTATTACAACTTACACAGCCAAAACGAAAGAAGGGTTTATTGTTTGAAGCATTAGACAAGGTGATGACAAATGACGGTTATTTATGCACATCATACACCGTGAAGCCGTTTGTTGAAGCGTGGCGAGTTATTGACGAAAGAACGAACACATGGAACGAAACAAAGAGAAATGAATCAGAACCACATTTGAAACTTTATGACGGGGCAATTTACGCATGGGCAAATTTCAATCCTCACACAATAAACAGAAACGGCTTGCAACACTTTTTCATTGATGAGCATTACAATTCACGGTTGCTTTGGAACAAGACAAAATACAAGCATCTAATTCAAAACGGTTTTGAAACAGTGATTGATATTGATACTTATGAAGACGCACAATTATTTTATCAAACACAGGGAGATTGACAAATGAGCAACGAACGAAAAGCATTTATTTCTTTCATTGACTAGAACAATCAGGAATTGACACAGTTGCATTCAAACGCAATCAGAAAGTTTGACAAGACAACGCCAATTATTTACATTTCAAATGAGCCTATAAGCACACCAAAAGGAACATTGAACCTTTACGGCATTGACACACATGAACAAGGCTTGAATGGCTTGACAACGCTTTTATCTGCATTCAAAGTTATTCACGAACAACAGGGCATTGACCGCTTTATTGTTTCCAATGTTTCAACTGTCATTAGACAAAACTTGAAATCTGATGCTGATTTGATTTTGTTTTTGGAAAACCGAACAACGAACTTTTGCAAATCGTTTTATTCATTTCATGTTTCTGTTCTTCATAATGTCATTGAATACATGAAAAGCAATTACAATTTTGACTTGTTTGCACGAAATCCCTTTGACTCATTTTTATTTTTGGCAAACAGCATCACAGCACCGAACCAGAAATTGCTTGTTCAATTGGTAAATAAAAACGGTCAATCTGCCAATGGTGCATTTTTCAATTCAGGTTTCTTTTCAAATTTTCAACAATTATTTTCAGTTTTTCTTTTCGTTGAATGTGCCGATTTTCAATTTTTGGGTCAGTATGTGCAAGGAAGATTGAAAATAAATGCAGCCATTGAAAGAGCCATGAAGCACACTTTGAAATCATGGAAACAAAAAGAACTAAAACGAACCAAAAACGCTAAATAATTGAAAATAAAGTATAATGTGGAATAATGAAAGAAGGCTTGTCATATAGTAGAAAGTCAATAAAAATTTGGGTCAGGTCAACGGGGGTGCAAGGGGGGTATAAGACATCTCTTTGTAAAAGGTTGAAAAATTGGGTGTTGCGGTCGCTCGGTCTAAATTTCGCGCTGTCCGCTCAGCCGCGCCCTATAACCCGCTAATACTCAACCACTTACAACTTTATAACTAATTTTCACAAACATTTTACTATCAAACACTTACAACTTACCAGGATAAAAACCTCAAAAAATGAAAAATCACACAGAAAATCAAAACTAAATAAGAACATCATGCCAAGGGGAACAGATATTGAAGCAAACAAAATCAAAAAGTTCATGGAAGAAACAGGATTGAAAAGAACCACAGCCGTGAAACACAGGGCAAGACAAAGTGAAGAATGGAAAGCATTTTGTTCAAAATTCGGTTACAATCCAAGTTACAATTTACACACTAATCATGAACAGAAAAATGAACTTGAAATCAATGAAACAATGAATGAAACAATGAGCGGAACTATGAATGAACAAGCCACGAATACCGAAAAATACAAATTACTTGAACAAACAGCATTTGCCCAATTGAGAAAGTGCCAAATGCTACTTGACAAATCAATAAACGAACAGGATTTTCAGACTTTACGCGCATATGTTGGAGCAGTCAAAGATTTATCAAGTCAATTCAATGAACTAACACGATTGCGTCAAATAGCAGAAATCCAAGAAGGAAATTATTTGCCAATGAGTATTTTTGAACGATACAAGACACACTTTTACCCACGATTGAACAGCGGTTTGGATGAAATGAAGATTGCGATTGAAAACGCTTTACCGCCTGAACAAGTAGCAGATTTTCAGCACGCTTGGCAAGTTTCTTATTACCGATACAAGGACGCTGCAAGGGAAGCAGAAAAGGCATTGAACGATTACAGAGACATTGCAAGTCGTGAAGCATTAGCATCATTAGACAAGAAAGAAAACAACAAACACAAAGCAAAGGAAGCAACAAAACAGAAATTGAAAAAATGATTTAGGATTATTCAAACTTATTATTCAACGAAACACTTGACGAACCTGTTGTTGATTGGCTTGAAAAGAATGTTTATTTGAGCCGTGAAGTATCGCCAAATGCAGCGGGTAATTTGTCGCTAAAAAATCAACCTTGGATGAAGCAGATTCTTGAAAGCATACTTGACCCACGCATTCAAGAAATCAACCTTGTATTCGGAGCACAAACAGGCAAGACGCTTATTCTGCTATTGGCTTATTTGTTGCTTTCACGCTTTCAGCCAAACCCCTGCTTAATAGGTTTATCAACTGACCCGCTTGCAGACAGATTAGTGAAACAAAGATTGTTGCCATTACTCAAATCAAATGATTGGTGGAGTGAAAAATTACCGCCCGAAAACCAAGGTCAGGAAAGCATGATTTTGTTTCCTGCAATGAAAACATTTTACACAGGGGCAAGAACAGCGGATAAATTGGCATCAATGCCTTGTTCAATTTTGCTTTTGGATGAGGTGAGCAAATGGAGAAGTGGAACAGTAAAGGAAGCACACCCATATTTTCTAGTAAAAGAACGAACAAAATCATTCGCAAATCATAAAATCATTTCAGCATCAACGCCAACAGATGAAGAAGAAATTTATTGGCAAGAATACTTACATTCTAGTCAATCACATTATTTCATGTTTTGCCCCCATTGCGGAAAGGAATTTGAATTTGTGTTTTCTGCTCAAACTGTGCAATGGTAGAACGGAACACTTGAAGAAATCCGCAAATCTGCACATTATGTTTGCCCACATTGTCAAGGCAAAATCACAAACGAAATGAAAAATGAAGTGATGCAAACAGGGTTTTGGAAAGACACACGCACGAACAATCAAAAATCACATGTTGGCTTTCATTTGAACAGTCTTTATTCACCGTTTGTTTCTTTTGGTGATGTGGCTGTGGAATTCGTGAAAGCAAACAAAAGCATCATGAAACATGAAGCAATACGAAATTTCAATAATTCATGGCTTGCAATCACTCATTCAGATGTAGGACAAGAAACAAGTGAAAATGACATTCACAGTATAATTGATTTGAGTTACAGAAGGGGCGAGATACCAGAAAATACAAATTACATTGTCATGGGCGGTGATGCAGGGCAAAACGCTTCACATTGGGTTGCCTGTGCGGTTTGCAGTGACGGACAAATAAAGGTGATTGATTGGGGGGAATTGCTTTCTTATTCATCAGCAAATGGACATTTTGGGTATCACGAACTTGTAAAAACGAAAAAATGGTATTCTCAAAAAAATGATTGGCAAATTGACATTGCTTTTATTGATTCAGGTTATTCTACGCAAGAAATTTATGCTGAATGCATGCGTGGCATCAACGGACAACTAAACCCGACAAAGGGCAGCAATAAAGCGGGGGTTTGGGGTGAAACCCAAGTTAGAACACACGATGATTTGACGCTTTACACATATTCAGACTATGCTTTGAAAATGTATTTACACAATGCAATCAAAGACAAGCAAATTTCATTACCCGCTGATGCAGACAAAGATTTGTTGAAAGGTTTGAGCGGTCAGCAAGTCATTTTCACAAAATCAGGTCAAAGACAATGGAAAGAATTGAAGAATGACCATTACAACGATTGTTTGAAACTTTGTGTTTTCTGTACATGGGTCAATCCCTGATTGAAACAGGGCTTTTCATGGGTCAATCCTTTATAAAAAATACAAACGGAAATTGAAAACAAAATAAAATGAATTTGAGCGAACAAGTTATAAAATCTGTTGCAAGTATTTTCACCGTTGAACAATTAGAAACCGAATTGAACAAAGCAGTCATTGAAATGCTTGCAAACCCTGAAAAAATTATTTCAGCATCAACAGGCAGCGGGGCATCCTATACAAAAACGGTTTCAATGTCAGCAAGTGATTTAGTTGAATTATTGGGTTATGCGTTAGAATACAAAAAGAACGGTTTTGTATCAAGTGGCAATAATGTGTTCCAAGTAATAAGTGCAGTAAAGTGAATTGAAAAATTATGAAGAAAAGACAGAAACGAAAGAACGAAAAGAAAATTGACATGACAAACCGATATGAAGCGGCTATGATTTCACCTGACCGCAATTTTGCTTTGTGTGATTGGTATAATGGCAGAACTGACATTTCAAATTATGATTTGATGACAATTTACAAAAGGGCTAGACACTTGTATGAAAACACACCTGAAATCAAACAAGCGGTTTCAACTTTGTGTTTGCTAATGGGAACATTGACCCCTAGACCTGCAAGCCGTGATGAAGAATACAATAAATTAGCGCGTGAAGCATTTTTGAAACGCGCATTGAATGCCAGATTGTTTGAAACAACAGGCAGATTGAACTTTTTTCAAGCGCAAAATTGGATTGAGAAAAAAGCAATCATTGACGGAGATAATTTGACCGTGATGACAAGACACAGTTATGACAAAGGCGGGGGAATCGCATTATTTGCAGCACCTCAAATTTGCGGAACTGATGAAAAAGAATTCAACAGGTCAATGGGTGTTGTAATGGGCAAGAGTGGCAGAATTCAAAAGTATCTTGTCAAAGATATTCATTTGAACAAGACTGTTGAAATTGATGCAAACAGGGCTATTCTTTACGGTCATTCACCTGACCCAAACGAACCACGCACAATTTCAGAATTAGTGACAGCAATTTGCACGGCGCAGGACATTGCGGAAATCAACAAACTTCACAAACAGCAAGTGAAAATAGGGGCAACATTCGGCTTAATTGAGACAAAGAACATTGCAGATAAAAGAAGTGGGTTGAATGACCTGATAGCAGCAAGAACAGCACGACAAAACGGTGAAGAAGTAATTGAACCAAAAGCAGAAACCCCGCTTATTATTGACGGTGTAAAGGCGATTTCACTTGAACCAGGGCGTGATTTGAAAACCCTTCATAATTCAAACCCTTCAAATGAAGTTCGCGCATATGTTCATGACCTAATAAACGCAATTGCTTATTCTGTTGGAATTGACCCACAAGTTTTATTCAATCCTGAAACATTAGGTTCAGCATCAACGCGCTTTATTTTGGCAAAGGCGAAAGATTGGGCAAGAAACAGATTATTTGACCGTGAAGCATGGGCAAACCGTGTTTATCAACACATCATTGCATGTGAAATTGAAAGCGGAAGATTGAGACCTTGCAAGTATCCTGATGAACAATTTGCAGTCAATTGGATAAATCGCACAGAATGGTCAATTGATTTGGGGCATGATACAAACAGTTTCATTTCACTTTTCAATAACGGTTTGGCAGATGCTAACACATGGACTTTGAGCCATTACGATTTGACTGTTGAAGAAATAGCAGAACGAACGGCACATGACAAAGCACACATTCGCCAAATTGCTGAAAAATACGGATTACCTGTTGAATCACTTTTGCAGAATGTAGCAGGTGCAACCCCTGTTTCATGGGAACAAGTACCAATGCCAAAAGATGAACATCCAGAACCCGATTTTGTGGAAACAAACAACAAATAATAAAGAAAATTATGAAAAAAGAAACATTTATTGAATTATTGAAAAAGGGTTATTCATGGCTTATTTCCAAGGGTATGAAAACAACTGTTGCAAAGTTGATAATTGGTGCAATCTTTGGGGCTGTGTGTGCATTTTGTTTTTCTTCATGTTCCTTGTCTTACTCTGACCATGAAAGAAACTTTGAAGCCACAATTTTGAAAGTATAGGAAGGGGGCAAATAATCATGTGTCAAAAGAAACCAGATGAAAATACAATTGTCTTCTTTTTCAGACAGTTGGCAGAAAAGCCGCTTGAAGTTGTTTGCACATTGGCGATTGTTGGCATGGTATTTCTTTATTCTGATTTGCGTGATTTCATGAACGCCCAAACGGCTGCATTTCAAGAATTCACCGTATCATTGAAAGAGCAGAATTTAAGAATTCAACATTTGGAAGAATACCATTTGCAGGAATTAGGAAGAAAAAAAGAAGAACTCAATAAAAATAAGAAAGAAAATAAATAATGTTTCCACAATCTTTTTTTCAAGATACATTTTATTTGCAGCGTATTCTAAAATTTGCGGGTTACGATTGCGGACATATAGACGGTATCAGGGGCATCAAAACAAATAAAGCATTAGAGAATTGGCTTTTAGATTGCGATAAATACAAGAAACAATACGGAACACTTGACGAACGCACAGAAAAGAACCTTGAAAGCCTTTTGCCAAGTGTTCAAAAAATTTTCCGTGTATGGTATGCTGATAAGGTGAAAGCATGGCAAGAAAAGAACGGTGTAACTGTCAAAATCATTTGTGGAACTAGAACAATCAAAGAACAGAATGAACTTTACGCAATCGGACGAACAAAAGCAGGTAAGAAAGTAACTAATGCAAAAGGCGGTTCAAGTTTCCATAATTACGGCATTGCTTTTGACATCGGTATTTTTTAGGGCAAGGAATATTTGACCGCTGATGACTTTTACAAGAAATTAGTTGAAGATTGCGGAACGCCTGATGAAATGTTGAACGGTGGAAGTTGGCAAATATTCAAAGATTATCCGCATTTTGAAGTTGCAAAGTATTGTTCAAAGTCTTCCAATGTTCGGAAAATATGGAACAAGTTATAATGAAAAGCAGAACCGAATTTTTGAATGAACACGAAAATGAAAGAACGAAAACACAAGTTTGGTCAAGGGTCATGGGCTATTACAGAAACTTAAATTCTTTCAATGTTGGCAAGAAATCCGAATTCAAAGAACGAACATTTTTTGCAGTTAAGTCACAAATTGCGGAAATGACAAAATAAAATAAAGAAATGATTGAGCGAAAGAACGAAATAATGATTTACGGTGAAATCACCGTTGAAGCGGCTAATTTATTACAAAAAGAGATTGACGCAATAGTTGCCAACGGTGCAAAGAAAATCCTTTTCAAAATAAATTCTGAAGGGGGTAGTGTTGTAGCAGGGTTGCAGATGTATGACAGCATAACGGCATTGAACGATATTGAAACAGAATGTTTGATTTTAGGCGTTTGTGGCAGTGCTGCAACATATGCAGCCTTGGCATGTGATAAGGTGACAATTCAACCCAATGCAACATTCATGGTGCATCTTTGCGAAGGCGGTTTGTATGGAACGATTGAGGAAATACAAAATGACCTTGTATTTTTTGAGAACTTACAAAATCAGGTTTTGGCAATTTATGCAGTCAAGACAGGAAGAACCACAGATGAAATTTATGAAGAAATACATAGCCCAAAATACTACACAGCGGAACAGGCTTTATCAATGAATTGGGTTGATGAGATTACAGGAAACACTTTGCAATTTGAGTTGCCTTTCACGAATTCAATGACTGATAAAGTTGAAGTTGAAACCGAAAATGAAACGCCAATTTTCAGTTTGAAAAACATTGTCAAGAAATGCCGTGATTTGATAAAGGGAACAACTGATGAAGAAAGAACACAGTTGCAGAAATTGACAGAATACGAAAACAAGATTGAAGAACTTGAAAACCGTTTGAAGGTTGAACACACCGAAAAAGTTGCAAATGTGGAAGAATTGAAGAACCGAATTGCAGAATTGGAATTTGAAAAAGCCAATTTGAACAACACGATTGAAAATGAAGTGACCAAACGAATTGCAAGTTTGGGTTATGCAACGGAAGAATTGCCACAGCCAACAAATGAAATTTCAAAGTTGGATTTCAAAAAGATTGTGAAAGAACAAGGCTTGAATGCCGCTTTGAACAGTCTTTTGGGAAATTGAAAATAAAATAAATTGAACCGTCACAAAAGTGACAAATAAGAACAAAAAACATTTTAGAAAATTATGAATACCGAAGATTTTACAAACAAGATGAATGCACTTTTTCCACAGATGACCAATGACAACGCCCTTGGGAGTGCAAGCGGCGAACTTTGGCGTGCTGTTTCTGAAAAGTATGCTGACGGCGTGAAGAAGATACTTGCCCCAATTATGCCCCAAATTTTAGATGTTCAGACTGACTTACAGGTTCGCAATCCTGATGCTTGCCCTGTTGTTCAGGTTGAAGTGATTGAAAGCATGGGTGACGCAATGATTGACGGCGAGAATTGGAACAAGTCTGACATCAAGAACAAATATGTTGATGTGAAGTTACACAGAATTTCACGCCCTTTCAAATTGACCGCTTATGACATCATGAAGGGCGAGCGTGTTGAAAGCAAAGTGAAGTCTGCAATGGAGACCGTCGCACAGGGTGTTTTCAACCTTTTCGTTGATACCGTATCGGCTGCAAAATGTGACCCTGTAACTTATTCAATTGATAATTTCAGCCCTGAAAAGTGTGTTGAACTTGGAACAGAAACAGCAAACGGTGCAAACACCGTAATTCTTTCACCTGCCCTTTATTCAAAGATTGTTCCAACTAACGGTTTAGGACTTGACCCAAAGACTGAAGGCGTTTATGGCATTGACCACATTTACAAGTCGGAAATGAAGAACTTGCACACCGTTGCTTTTGAGCGTGACGGCGTTGCTGGTGCTGTTGCCACACCTGAAATTCTTTTGACTAATAACGGACAGGGGGCACAGTTCCTTGGCGAGATTGCAGGCGTTCCAATGCTTTTGATTTCTTCATTTGACTACGATACACAGACGGTCAAGTGTTCCGTTGAAACCCTTGCAGGCTTTGCCGTAACTGATGCAAAGAAGGTTTATTCTTCTAGCAACTAATTGACGAACAAATAAACATTGTCATCATGGCACATTCAATTTGAATGTGCCTTTTTTCTTTCGTGGAAAAGCAAACCATAAATAAAGCATTATGTTGAAGAAGTTTTTTGAACAAGGATTGAATGACCAGATTGCAACAATGGGTGAAGTTTGCACAATACAAGATAAAATCAAGCACACCGAAACGGAAAAGTTCAAGGCAATAATCACCGAAAAGCAAGGTGAAACTGAAATTGAAGTTGGTGCTATGACTTACACCGTGAATGCACATGCCCTTATTCCTGCAAGTATCGGACAGGCTGATATTTTAGGCAACAGATTGAAGACAAAAGAAGGCGAATTTCTTATTTGTACCGCTGTCAAATCAACATCTGATGCAGCATATTCTTGCGATTTAGTAAAAATCAAATCATTGGGATGATAAACATCAAAGTTCAAAATGACGCATCGTATTTGATAAAGCGTTACAAGAAAGGCTTTCGCTTTGTTCGTGCAAAGGCTTTGCAAGCGTGTGTAAATGAAGTCATCAAATACACATTGCCGTCAAATCAGCACAGCAAAGGCACAGCCAAACAACAGGCAAATGGCTTTGACTACAACAAACAATCAGCATCAAAAATCGGCGGTGCAATCAAAAGAAACATCAAGCATTTACAATCACGAATACAGCGTGATATTTTAGGGGACGGAAAGAATTTGCCAACGGCTTACCCTACACCGAAAACAGGCAAAATCATCAAAGGCACATTGACAGGTTCAATCACATCAGGGGCGTTTGTGATTGTGAAACCACGAACCAAAAACAAAACCAAAATTGTGAATGGCAAGAAAAAGACAAAGCAAAGAAAGAATGCTAAAAAATACACCTTGCCCAAAAATTACACAGACAACGCCAAAACCCTGATTGAACACATCAAAAAGAACACATACTTGAAAGGCGGCAACAAAACTGCAAAAAGATTGATACGAAGGGGAACAAAATTGATGTGGGTGAAGAATGCCAAAGTGGCAAAAGATGCAGCATTGAATTTCATTTACATGGGCGGCTTTTTGCTTTCAGGCTGGGCGGCTGCACAAAATGCCGTTGGCAGATTGAAAGTTGAAGCAATGGGCAGTCGTGTGAATATGTTGAAAGACATTTTGCAAAGCGTCAAATTACGCCGAACAAATGCAGGTTTGGCAACTGTTCATGAAGATGAAGACGAAACAGGAATTGCAGCAATCAATCCAAATGTTGCAAATGCTGTTCAGGGGTATCAACAAAGAATGATAAACAGCGTCATTGAAAGCAACTTGAAAAAGCATGTTGAAAACGAAATTTATTATTTGACAAAGAAAATTGCAGCGGAAATCAAACAAAGAATAAGAGAGAATTACAAGAAACCATGACAACATTGAACGAACTTTTGGAAGCATTAGCAAGCGAATTGAACAGCCGTTTGACAAATTGGGATGTTTTGGCAGAGATACCAGAAAACGAAATTTTGGAAAACAAAAACCAGATTGCCATATTGCACATGACGGCGAATGACGAATTGATAAAAGGCAACAAAACATTTCGCCTTGACTTGTCTGTGACAGGTCAAATCATGCTGAAAGAACACGCAAAGCAATTTATTGTTGAACAGGTGAAAGAACTTGAAATGACCGTTGCCACATTCTGCAAAGAACTTCATAATTCTGAATTGTTGGATTGTGTGCTAATTGAAGCAACATGCAGTTTGATTGAATACGGTACAAGCGACATATACATGAATTTTTCAATTCCCTTTGAACTTATTGTTCAATTTTGATTTTAGGGAAATCAAAAGCAAAATTGAAATAAAGTATTACAAAACCAAATAAACAAATAGAAAGATTTTTACAAATGGCAAATATTATCAGACACGGAAAAACGCCAAAGTGGGGCGTTTCACACAACATGCACGGTCTAATTATTGACAGTTTCAGCACAAGCACCGAAATCAAGGATTATGAACAGACAGATGAAAACGGTGCTGTATGTGGTTATTTAGTTTATGACCAAACAAGAAACTTTGACTTTTCTGCAACTGTTCTTTCAAATGTTACGCCTTGCATTCATTCTTTCATCGGTGACATTGTGACAACTTTTGTTTGCGTCAGTGAAACAACCTTTGCAAACTGTCACATCAATGTTCCAAAGGCTGCAATCTTGAAGTCACTTTCCGTTTCAGAAACGGCAGGGGGTGCAACCACGCTTTCAGGAAGTGGCACAATTTACGCTTTTGAAATTGAAGCCGATTGCAACAATTGATAAACGAACAAACAAAACAAATCATTCATGGCGGTCATTTGACCGCCTTTTTTGTGTGAGGAAAAATCAAAAGTAAATAAAATCATGAATTACAAACTAGAAATAAACAATGTTGATTTGGCTGCATTTCTTATTGCTTTGGGTTTTGAAATGATGAATTACACCGTCACATCATACATTGACTTGAATGACCGAAACAGAAAACGCCCAAAAAGCGGTTCATGGGATTTTGCAGACATTTCAAAAAACTTCACCGAATTGGGGGATTGCAAAAGCGTCATTGAAAAATACAAGTTACCAAAGAAAGGCGAACCAATAAAGAACCTTGCAGAATTGGCTAAATTGACCGCTCACAATTACCAAGTTTTGAAATCTGTTTTGACCGAAAACAAACCATTGATGCAAATAATCGGTGACAATTATACCGTTTTGAAGAATGACAACGCTGCAAACATTCCAAACAGCAATTCAACATTGTTCAAGTTGGATGAAACAAGTGATTTGATGACGGTTGCAATCGGCTGTGCTATGGGCTGCAAAATTGGTTCTTATTACTTTGACGAAAACAAACAGTTGAATATTTGCCTTTACGCATCAACAAACGGCATCAGCATCAAACGAATTGAACAAGCAAAGAACAATGAAGCGGTGGAAGATTTGAACAATTATGAACCGTTGTTTGTGATGTTGGCAACATCAATCAACCGAAAAGAACTAATGAAGGGCATTTATAACAACGAACAGATTTGTCTAATTAGGGGAAGCAAGAAAGCATACTTTGACAAGAACGCCGATGACGAAACCAAAAAGAAAATACTTGAACGAATGAATTATTGAACGGAAACAAAACACAAAATAAATGAGCAATAAAATTCAACTTGATGTTACAGCGAACACGGCAAATGCAATCAAAGGTTTTCAAAAGGTTCAAAACGAAATTTTGAAAACAAGCCAAACCGCTGAAAAGGCAAATAAAAAATTGAGCGGTACAGGGGGCAAAGGTGGAAGTGCAAGCGGCGGTTTTATGGGTTCATTGCAGAATATTGCAATGCAGAAATTGCAGGGTTTTGACAAATGGGGAATTGGCAACAAAGTTCAAAGTCTTGCATCAATGGGGGGCAGGTTTGGCAGAATTGGCGGTTTGCTTGCAAGGGGGGGGCCTTATGCTTTGGCAGTTGCAGCAGGTTTGTCACCTGCAATTGCAATGGGCTATCTTGGGAACAAGCGAGCGGAACAGGGCAAAGAACTTTTCACACAGGAAAGAACGCTTGAACAAAGACTTGGGAACATTCAAAAAAATCAGGGTGGAACAGGCTTTGTGAAAGGTTTGACGCATGACTTGCAGCAAATGGCGGTAAAGGGCAAAATACCGCTTGAAGAACTCACAAAAACAGCGTCAAGAATGATGCTTGCATTCAAGGGCAATCAATCGGAAGTCAAAAAATGGGTTTCAATCATTGCAGACATGTCCGCTGCAACAGGTGAAAGCGTTGATTTCTTTGCTGACCTGATTGCAAGGGCTGAACAATTCGGCACAGTTGAAGCATCTGTTTTGACCCAAATGAATGAAAAAGGAATACCAATTTTTGCAGAATTGGGCAAACTTTTAGGTGTATCAACCGAACAGGCAAAGAAACTTGCGGAACAGGGCAAAATCACCGCTGAACAATTCAAACAGGCTGCAACGGCTGCACACGCCATTTCAGCCGCAAACGCAAATCAAAACAATGTTGTTCGTGATGCTGCATATTATGAAAGACAAGTTCAACACTTGCAAAATGAAATGTATGCCAAAACATACACGGCACAGTTGAACGAAATGCAGACAAGGCGAGCACAAGAACGCTATGAAAAAGAAAAAGCGTATTATGATGACCCTGACATTCAGAATTTCCATGAAGAATGGGCAAGGCTTTGTGTCGGAATAATTGAAGTTGGCGAAATGATGAAAGACGGACTTGCAGATTTGGTTCGTGGTATTTCATCCGCTGCAAGTGACCTTTACAATTGGCTTGATGATAAAGTGAATGGCACACAGGATTTCAAAGCAAAACAAGCAACAAATAATCTTATGGCGAATTCGGCAGGGCTTGACATTTCTGCAAGATTTCACGGTGTTTCATTGCGTGATTTGGCGTATAATATGGAAGCATCTGACAGCGTTGTTCAATTATCCGAACGAATTGAACAGTTGCAACAGGACATTGCCGAAACCGAAAGACGAATTGCGAATTCGTATGTTGATGAAGAAAACAGAAGGGCAGGACAGGAAGCAATTGACCGTGCCAAAGAACAACTTGCAATCTTGCAGCAAACACTTGAAGAAAAGCAAAGGGATATTGCAGCCGAAAAGGAAAGGCAAAGACTTGCTGCAAGGGCTTTGGAATTACAAACACAGGCTTTGACATCTGACCCACACAGCAATGACGATTTCATAAAAGCGTGGAACTTGAACAACAGACAAAACCGCTTTGCAGGGGTTGAACAAGTGCGAACTGAATTTGATGCTGCAAATGAAAGAATACGCAACGGTACAGGCACAGACGCAGACGCTGCATTTATTCAATTTTTCAAACCAATGTTTGACCGAATTGAAAAGGAAAACGAAAGGCAAGCAAATCTTGCAAGGGGGCGTGACGATTTCATGTTGCAGCAAAGGGCAAAATCTGGTAATGCTGATGCACGAATGCAACTTGAATTCGGAAGTTTGGTTGAACAAATGCGAAAACTTGAATTCGGTGAAAATGAAATAAACGCTTTTGTCAATAGTCAAACATCTGATGCAATCAAAAGCCGTGAAAATCAAATTGGCGGTTTATCACAGCAAAGTCTAAATTTACAAGAACAAATTGAGCATTGGCAAAGCAGTTTCAACCGTGCATTCTGTGCAAGGGATTTCGGCGGCAAAGTTGAATATGAAAGGGGTGCATGGGGGCAAGGATTGCGAATTGAAACACCTGACACCGCTGCATATCAGGCGGCTCAACAGTTGAAGACGATGCAAGACACGAACAACAAATTGCAAGAACAAATCAATCTGTTCAAATGCGAAATCAACGCAATCAGAAAGTTGAACTTGACACCAAGGGCAATTTGACGGAAACAAGCAATAAATAAAATCATGAATAAAAGAGAAAACACTTTTTTTGAAGCAGGTATTCCGAACGATGCAACGCTTTCATGAATTCGCAAGGTTTCAATCGGTTCAATCAGTCTTTTGCAGATGCTAGGAAACCCATTTGCAAGCGTTATGTTGTCAGGCGGTGATTTACCCTTGAATGACCCTGTGGCAATCATGCAGTTTGTTTATTTGCACACTGCACCAATTGAGCAAGTGACAAATGAAATCATGCGTTACAAAGTTGAACCCGATGTTTTTACAAAGTCTTGTCTTGAATTCGGTATGCAGATTTCAACTGATAAATTAGTTGAATACTTGCATGACATCATGAATGACCGTGACAATATACAAAATGCAAAGACAAAAACAATTGACGAAAGCAAAGGTTCAAAATCAAAAAACAAGCACAGCCAAGTTTGAACATTTGGGTCACGGCTTACTTGGCAAATAAAATGAACTTGACCGAAAAACAAATTCATGAAATGCCGTTTTATAAAGTGCTATTATACACACACGCTTTTACTGTAATGGATGGAAGCAATACAGCATGGGCGCATGCAGATGTGCCAAAAATTGACATTCAGGAATTGAACCAACTAATAGAAATTGAATAAAGCCATAGCAACAGGCGGTCATTATGACCGCCCTATTGTTTTACGGAAAAAAGAAACAAAATAAAATCATGGGAATAATTAGGCATAACATAACATTGAAAGAACAGGCACAGAAATCTTATTCAAAATCTGCACCTGACCAAAAGAATTTTGGAAAGTATAACGCAAGCATAGACGGTACCGAATACGAAGAATATTCTTTTACAGGAACAAAAGAACAAATTGACGCGCAAGAATAGAAAGAACTTGCAAAAGCAGAATTTAATCCAATTTCTAATTCTGTAACTGAACAAACAACGGTTGAAGTTGGAAAGTCTATTACCACGACAAAAAGCAGACAAGAAGGTGATTTGTGGGTTTTACAAGTGCGTGTGCAAAAAATTGTTCAGACACTCACACCCGAAGAAACACAAAATCAAGAAAGTCAAGAAAGCACATTTGGCAGTCAATCACACCCAAAAATTGTAAATACAAGCGTCACCGCAATTCAACAATCAATAATGTTCAAAGAACCTTATAAATCTTGGAGTGCTGAAAAATTGGGCGCATTGAAACAATACATCAACGGTGCATCCCCTTTGACACCATACCCCAAAGGGCTTGACAGTTCAGGCAACCCAAAGCAAGCATTTTTACAAGACATTTTACCACTTGATACAGATGTTGAAAAGGCAATAAAAAATCCTGTTTATTATGTGCCTAGCGTTACAATTACCGTTTCATATTGGAGTAGCAGCCCAATTGATAGCATGGGAAAGATTGGAGCAGAAAAAGAACCAAGTGGCGGTAATTTTGAAATTGCTGAAGGTTATGTTTCTGTTTTCATGGGTGCAAGTTCAAGTTCAGCCGAAGGGGGCGGGTATCAGATACAAGAAACATACAACATCGGACAATACGATAAAGATATGCTTGCAAGTTCTTCAAACTAATTTATTGAATTATGGAAAAATTAGAATTATGGAAACAGAACGAACCGTTGTTTGCTGATAAACTAAACGATGAAGTGAAAACCGTAAATGCACTTATTGACAAAATAAACAATAAGCAAGACGATTCTGCAAGCGGGTCAATGAGTTCAATTTCTTATCCTCAATTTGGCATGACCCGCCTTGAACTGTTGCAAATGTGGGGAAATGACGGAGAAGGCGTTGTATTGAGCGGTCACGATTTTGGCTTTTTAGGTGATGCTGGATTGTATGCGAGAGAAAATGAAGCGGTTTTGAACGGTCAAAGATTCATCCCTGCTTGTAAAGCATTGAAGAAAATTGCCTGTTATGGTCAATTACAAGAAGGGGGCATTCTTTACCAAGAAATCACAGTTCAAAACGGACAAATCACCAATTCAGAGTTGAAATATACAAACACTTGTTTGCCCAATGATACCGATACAAAGATTTACCGCAAATTGTCGCGCATTGTCACTGATTGCAAGTCATATTCATGTGGGGCTGTACAAGGGCGTTTCAAAGCCATAGCCGTGAATGAAACAAAGTTGCAGAATGAAAGTGTAACAACGCATGCCACAACACAAAGAACCGCTTGTCATGATGATTACCGCTATTTGCGACAAACTTATAAACCGTTTGAGGATAACGGAACAAATAAAAACTTTTTCGGTTTGAGTAATGAGGGAGGACTTGAATTTGTTTATTCGGGCGGTATAAAGTGCGAACATCCCGATTATTCTGCATACAATGGCATCAGGGCAGGTATTGAAATTTATAATGTCAAAACCTGTGGCGCGTCAAAGATAATTGAACCCGCTTTGAATGAAGATGACCCTAGACCACTTTATGAAAAATTAACAAGCACGGTTTTTTCATTTCCTGTCAAAGTCAATGAATATGTGAATGACGGTGAAAATTGGGTTTTAGGAGAAACAAAAGACAAAGGACAAATCACTTTACATTCAACCCCTGTTGCAAATAATAATTGGCAAATAGGCTTTGAACAATCAGGTGAAATCATTATTGACACATACAAGCCTAGATTGACAACTGAAGGCACGGTTGATACTTTTTACTGTTATGATGTTAAAGCAAAGGAAAGTGATTACAACATTATTGCAGTATGCAAGAAACAAACAGGAAATAAAATTACTTATGAGATTGAAGGGTTTTATTGTTTTGACCCTGAATTCTTTGTTGTAACTGATTGTGGAAATACAAAAAAAGTTTCATTGAATACAACAGTTCTTTATGATTTGGCTGATGAAGTTGTAAATGATTTAGCGGTGAATGTTCAAGGTTGCGGTTTGGTAGAGCCAACTTTCAAGGGGCAAGTCGTAGTTTCAACTAATGGAACACTAACTTTGAATTCGGAAGCAAACACAATATGAAAGTAACACTTGATAAAGAGAAATTGAAAGCATCTTTCAAAAAATTATTGTTGAATGAAATTGTCCAAAGGGCGCAAAATTGGCAACATACAAATTCAAGCGGGGCACTTTCCCCCGCCCAATGGTGGGTTGATAAACCCGTTTATCAAGGGGCTGAAGTCCGACATCAATTAGCAACAGACATTGAAACAAGCATTGTTGATGATACTTTACAAATTCGGGTGATTTTTGCAGTTGAAGACATTTCGCCAAATCAATAATCAATTTTAGACTTGACAAAATGTTTGAATGATTTAGAATGGACCGTGAAAGCAAAGGTTTTCACGGTGAAAGCCCAAAACATTACAAATTCAAACAACAAATCAAAGTTATGACGGATGAAGTATCGGAAGCCGTAGAACTGAAATGTGAAGTTCGCGCAAGTGGGTTTGATGGTATTAGTTTGCCTGATACTAATGAACCCAGCAAAAAGGCTATCAAAGCACAGTTGAAAATCGCCAAAGCAGCCGTAAAGGCTCACATTGACGCTTTGACAGGTAAAAATCTGAATAAGGCATATCGTGTCGTTTGTGGCGAAAAAGAACTTGATTTGAAAGACAAACGGAAAGCAGTTGAAGCAGTTATTTCAGAGTTGCCCGAAAAGGTCATTGAAGACTTGTTCAAGCAATTTGCAAAAACAGGTTTGAAAGATGAAACCATGCAAGGACGCTTGAACGCTAAAATGAAGAAGGCAACCGCTGATGAAATTTGGCACTTCATTGCAGAATACCCCTTGCCCAAAGTTCCCAAACCACGCAAGGCAAAGACGGAAGACAACGGAGAAGCACAGGAAATCTAATTTTATAAACCAATCAGGGGGCATCTTGCCCCCTTTTTTATTGTTATGAAATTGAGAAGAATTGACGAAAACGGAACTTATTTCTTTGGCGTGCCGTGTAGAAACGATGAAACAAAGAGTTGCTACAATGAACTTGAAACCTTTATTGAAATGGGTTTTTCAGGGGCAACGCATGAAGAATTGAAAAAGAATGACGATGACAAACCAGGCACTTATTTGACAACAGATGACGAACACGGCACATTCTTTTTGAATGCCCTTTACAATGGGGAACAGGTTTGTCAAGGTTTATTCTCAATTTCCAGTATGGCACATGATTTGTTGTTTGATAAACGATACCCAAACGGTGGAAAATTGGAAAAATCCGAAATGCTTTTGACCAATGGCAAACGGACAAGTCAAAAGAATGTTGCATACTTTCCAAAAGTTGGCAAATTAGTTTTATCTTTCAACAGCCCTGAACATCCCTTGCAAGGCTTTGAAATCATTTTGCAGGTAAATGACCAAATAAAGGTTCAAATGGCTGACAAGACGCTTTTGAGCCTGAAACCTGCCACAGATAAAAAAGTTTCTGACAGTTTTTCAATTCACTTCTTCAATGAAGAGACAGGCAAGGGCAAACTTTACAAATCAACTCTTGAAGACTTTTTGAAACAAAAATTTTGGTGCAACGGTTCAATTCCGTATTTGATTTTCAGCGGTAGAAATTACAATAATTTCATTGAACCGCCTGAAACAGCCAATGACGAACTTTTGATTTTGTTTGACTTTGTGAAATGTGACAAGCAAGAATACAAAAGCCAATATCACGAAATCAAAAAAGATTTCTTGAACTTTGACATCATGATTTCATACAAGGGCAAGCAATACAAAATGAAAAGCAATGATTTCTTTTTTCGTGTTCATGGCACAGGCACATTTAGTTTGAACAACAAAATTGAAGCAATCAACAATTCTTTGTAAAAATGAAAGTCACCTACAACGAAAAAACAAAGAAATTTTGTTTGATTTATCGTGACCCGCTGAAAGTGGCAAGGGGAGACAAGCACCCATACACACGCAAACAGCAATCTTGGAAATCACCATTTCCACCAAGGAAAGAACAAAAAGAACGAATAAAGCAGGAACTTTTGAACTTTGCACTTGAAGAAATAAGGAAGGCTGAAATTGAGGTTGAAAAATTGACTGACTCTGAAGAAGTCAAAAAGGCTATTAGAATGACAGATTACGGTGATATTGAAATACCCATTGCAGCCTTTCGCCCCCTGATTAGAAAAGCAATCATTGCCGCTTTTGACAGCGTAAATTGGGAAAAATTTATCAGTTGGCATCAACTTTTTCACGAAATTGAAGGTTTTATCATTGAGCGTGTGCAAGTGAAAAATGAGGAAGACGAACACGAAATTTGACGGTTTAGGCACTTTTTAGATGAGTATGACAGGCCCGACAACATTTGCCACTTGCAATTTGCAAACCGTTGCAACAAAGTATTTGGAATTATAGTAAAATAAGCAACTTACAAAGATTTTAGGTTGCTACTATGGAATACAAGTGATGAGCCAAAGGCTCGGGTGGTGGCTGCGGGTGAGGTCGATGCAGGCGATTTGCAGGTAGCCGCGATAGATGTAGCGTTGGTGGAGCGTGACGCTGCCATTGGTTGTTACCTTCTTGTATGCGCGGCGGCCCATGCTATCATAGGCGCATTCAACGATTGTATTGCTTTCGCTGTTCGTGAAGCTCGCAGGGCGGTTTTCTGCGTTGTAGACGGCGCTCCAGATATCTGTTTCGGTCTTGATAAGCGTCTGGTTCCCGTCGGCATCGAACTGCGGGACGTACGCTGCGGCACCATTTTCCGAGATGGAGGTGTACTGGTTGAGCGCGTTGGTATCGTACATCGTTGCTGTGTTGTCCTCCAGCGCGAACTGCCTATTGCCTATGTTGTCGTAGGTGTACTCATATTCCTTGCCGCTGACTGTGGCCTCCGCCAGTTCGGAGCGGGAGTTATGAGCAAAGGTATCGTTCACCACGTTGCCCTGGCGTGAGGTTGTGCGAGCGGTCGGACGCCTGAGCACATCGTAGGTGTATTCACGCTGCGCCACTAGGGTGCTACCGCGATGATACGCCATGCCGGTGAGCAGGTCGCGAGTAGTCTCGTAGGTCTGCGTGAGCGTCATGCCGTTGGGCTTGGTGAGCACCTGCAGCAGATTGGTGCCTGCAAGGTAAGTGTAGCCGAAGTTCCTAGCTTCGCCGCCATGCAGGAATCCGGCAGAAGCAATACGCCCGTCGTCACCATAGCCGGTGGTTACGGTTTGCTGAACCGCGCCGTTCTTGGCGTAGGTGTAGCCCGTGGAGCGACCGAAGCTATCTCTTGTTTCGGTGATGAGTCCGCAATGAGGTAAATTTCCATCGGAATTGAAGAGATGTTGAAAAAAAGACTTGCATATATCCCCAAAAATGGTATACTGCTCATGTGGTTGCATAATGAGCGTTTTGTGTTTATTTTGTAGCAAATCAATGAATTACGTAATCACTATCTCGATTTCCTTAATTATTCCCACGCGTAGTAAAAATATCGCATGAAAAACATTGTGTATCTATACATAGTAATTTCCTTTTTTTTATCGCCGTTACAAGCAACGGAAAACCTGCAAGATGTTAATTTCAAACCATCTCTTGCGGAATTAGCGGAGGAAAATTTGCCTTTGTACCTCACATACTTGAGAATTAATCAAAAAGCACCCATACAAAATCTTGAATTGATGGGAGGCTTTGGCTTAAATACCTCTACAAAAACTTCTCCATATCGCCTAAAGTTTGATATGTTGTTTCTTATGGGAGAGAATAGAGCTAAACCTTCGGAGTTGTTTTATATATCGCAATATAAAGAAGCAATTCAAACAGCAAAAATTCAATGGACTTCAATAGAATATGGTATACATCGTGCAGTTGTGGAATTTGACATTCCGTCTAATGAAGAACTATCAAGAATTCAATTGTTAATTTCGCCGGATAAGGAAAATTGGTATTCGTATATCATCATAAATAGAGGATTTGTTGTTTACCTCGCTAGAGAATCGGCCTTGCCTATGGAGCTCAATCAAGATGGTTATCCTATCAATCAATGCCAAAAAATAATACAAAATATGCAATAAAATCCGAAACTAACCTAGATAATAATATTTTCATTTGGTTAGTTTCGGATTTTGGCTTATGATTAATTAAGATAGATGTTATCGCCAAACATCGGCAATTTTACGTATTTTATTTCCCTCATCGGAATATGAGGTTCTGCAAAGCAAACTTGTCTACATGCACGGTCTTGGTATGTTATTTGTACACCGTTTTTGGCTAAGACACGTTCAAATTTAAAGTTATAATGGTATACATCTATCACGAAGCGTACAATACAACATCCCTCTTGAGTATATTGAGTAAAAATCTCATTTTTTGCATTTTTACAAAGTGCATCGATATTATGAATTACAGTGTAAACCGTTGTCGTTGATTGAAGCGTTGAGAAAAATAAGTAATTATCAAATACAGATGTTAATGCATTCAACGATACTGGAACAATGTTGCTTGTAGGAATACTGGTGTTTTGAGAAGCAAGTTTATTAATATTTTCTTGCTTTGCTTTTTCTTTATTTAGCATTTTTCCCGTTGCTTGTCGTCCGCGAGCAATTTGTCTATCTTCCTCTTTTTGCTCTCGTGTTTTCATACCTAAAAGATCAAAATTATTTACAGGGTTATTATAACACATGCAATACTTATCTTTTTCATTGTTATATACATAACAATCTCGTTCCACCCAATTGCCAGTCTCACAATTATAATTTCTAAAATTATATTGTATTAATTCAAGTTCGATATCTCTAAGTTCACCACTCCATTGAATCGGCTGTTCCAAATTGCCTGTTGCGGTGACGGATCCGTAGGGTGTGTAGGTATAGGCGGTGGCGATGTAGCCGGTGGAGCCGAATACTTCGCACACGTTCTTGGTGAGGTCGAGACCGTAGGTATACCATGTGCCGTCCTTTTGGATGGCCAGCGGGCGGGTGGCGACGGGCTGGGTGG